ATGAAATCTAAAAACCCTTATTCTGATTTAGTAAAAACTACAGCTAAGGGCCCTAAAAATTATATTTCAAGAGGTGGTAAATCAGTTACAAGAATTCCTCTAGCCGGTAAAGCTACAAGCGTTGGTTCTACTACTATGAAGGGTATGAGCTTTTCTGATAAAGCAAAAATGGTAGACGCAGGAAAAATTAACAAAGCTACAGGTAAGTTTACTTCTATGGAAGCTCTTAGAGAATCCGTAGGTTTTAAACCAGGAGAAACTTCATCTCAATTCAACAAAAGAAAAATGATGTTAGAGGGTGCTAAGAAAGCAGCAAAGGCAAATAAATATGGTAAAGTAGCTTTAGGTGTTGCTGCAGCAGGAACGGCTGCTCTTCAATATTTAAAATCTAAAATGAATAAGAAAAAAGATAACGTTAAGAAAAAAATGGGTGGTGGCTTGATGCAAAGACCTATGGGTTATAAACATGGATCAGAACCAGGAGCAGGACTTTTGGGTGGAACAGGAATACCAAAAGAAAGTGGAAAAAGAAGTGCTAGAGATATACAAAGAGGTAAGAAAAGAGAAAATTCTTTTACTATTAGGTTCCCTAAAAAAGAAGGGCCAGCTAACAAAGAAACAACTATTAAAGAATATAAATTTAAAAACATTGGAAAAACTATGTCAAGAATGAGTGGCGGCATGATGCAAAAACCTATGGGTTATAGATCAGGCACTATGATCAAAGCACGTGGATGCAAACTAGGTAGAACAAGACCTACTAAAATTACATAGGGGGTTTCCGATGTCCCTGAAGACTCTTCTAGTCGGACTTGGCAAACGATTATTACCAAGTAAGAAAGTATCAAGTTCACCGGCCACCGGACAACAACAAAAACTTATTACTTACGATAAACAATCAGCAACACAAACTGGGCAAGAGTTAGCTAAGAAAGAACTTAACTTACCTGCAGTTACTCAACCATTAAATAAAACTAAAAACTTATATATGGGAGACAAGACAGCTCCTGCGTTTGGTTCATCGACTTACGATTGGGTTATGAAAAAAGGAAGAGGTAAGTTTGGTGCAGAGGATTGGATAGATCATTTAACATCAACGAGAACCGCTAACTTTAAAATATTTGGTAGACCAGCTAAAAAAACTATTAGAGATGAAAAAAGATTTAAATATGACTCTGGCCCCTTTCAAGGAAAAGAAGTATCAATCAGCAAAGAAGAATTATTTGATTCTAACTTAGCAATCTTTAATGATGCAGGTGATTTAACTGGAGGCTTATTATACGCAGCTAAAAAATTTGGTATTAAACTAGATGCAAACGAAGTAGGTGCAATGTTAAAATTAAATCCAGTAAATAGGTTAAAGCCTGTTGAACTAGGTTTACCTAAAGGTGCTGTGGAAGCTTTAGAAAAAGCACAACCTCAATTACTTGATGAAGCAAAAAAACTACAAAGTATTGTAGAGATAAAAGGTTTAGCTGCAATCAAAGATGAATTGGATGGAGCGGTGTATGCACTGTCAGGTATGAAAGGTGCAACAGATCAAGTAAGCTCTGCTGCTAGAGAATCACTTACGAGATTAAAAAATATATCTAAATCTACAAATTTATCACAAAACGAAAAACAAAGAGTTAATAAACTAATTGGAGAAATTGATAAAGCAACCCAACCGTTTAAAGATAAAACTACAGCTACAAGATATGGTAATGAAGCTAGTTATACCTTACAAGGGGGAAATAATTATAGAGAAACTGTTATGAAGTTAGATGAGCCTATTGTTGGCAACTCCTCTCCCTTTAAAACATTTGGACACTTTGAGGGTGTAAATAAAAATATGATCTACCACGTAAGGTTTGATACACGTTATACTCCAGATGGTAAGAAAGTTTTTTTAATTCACGAAATACAATCAGACGCTAACCAAACAGTTGCAAAAAATTTAAATAAATTTCAACAACTAGGGGGCGAAAAACGTGTTAATCCTTTTCAAGCAGATTTAGAATTAGGTTTACTTGTTAACAACAGAAGTAAAATGTTAAAAGAAATGGATGAAGCTATTAAGAAAGGTTTAACAGGAAGAGCACAAAGTATTGCTAAAGACCTGAAAGATGTAAATCAAAAAATACAAAGAACATATGGGGAGAGAGCTGATAACTATGGCAGTAGACAAAAGTATGATTACTTTCCTATGGTTGAATCAGATTCCTATGGTGATCATGCATTAAAATATTTGCTTAATAAAGCAGCTAAAGAAAATGTTGATTATGTAGCCGTTGCTCCTTTTGACAAATTAAGTTTTAGACAAGGCTATAAAGCGGGTAATGAAAGATTTTATGGTTACGCAAGTGGTAAGGGAATTGGTGGTAAAGGCTCAGCTGTAATGCCAAACCTAATGAAAAAAGTTGGTAGGTTTTATGATTCAAACACGGGGCCAGTAAAAATTTCTCTCTCAGATCCCAAAATGCCATACAAGAAAATTAGAACAGATGAGTTTAAATATCCCGATAATCACCCTAAAGCAGGTAAAAGAATTAAATCTATATTTCACGATAAGGCAATTATGAGTAAAGAAGCAGCTGATGATCTTAGCTATAAATATGTACCAGATAACGATCCGAACTTGTATTTTGATTCATTTGCTATAAAGGTTACACCAATGATGAAAGATACATTTAAAACATATAAATCTACTGGAGGATTAGTAGTAGATTTATTTAAACCCATAAGGTAGAATAAAGAATGGCCGTAGAAAAGAATAACGATACAATCGTATCAGAAGAAGAAATTACTGAACAACCTGAGGGTCTTCCACCAGAAGTAATAGTTGAAGGCGAAGAGGAAGTTGAGGAAACTCCTGAGCAAGATTTTAATGCTAATTTAGCAGAGGAAATGGATGAGAGTACTCTTAAATCCATGGCTTCTGATTTAATTGATGAATACAAAAAAGATAGAGTATCCAGAAAAGAATGGGAAGATGCTTACATCAAAGGCTTAGATTTACTTGGTACTAAATACACAGAGGTTACAAAACCATTTAAAGGTGCAAGTGGTGTTACTCACCCTTTACTTGCAGAATCAGTTACACAATTTCAAGCACAAGCTTATAAAGAATTAATACCTAGTGATGGCCCTGTAAGAACACAAATTATAGGTTTACAAACTCCTGCAACAGAACAACAAGCAGATAGAGTTAAAGAATACATGAATTACTTATTAATGGATAAAATGGAAGAGTACACAACTGATATGGATCAAATGTTATTCTATTTACCATTATCCGGATCTACATTTAAAAAAGTTTATTATGATGAAATGTTAGGTAGACCAGTATCTAAATTTATTCCCGCAGAAGATTTAGTTGTACCTTACTTTGCATCAGATCTGAAAGATTGTGAAAGAATCTCACACACAATTAAGATGACTCAAAACGAAGTTATTAAAAAACAAGCAGCAGGTTTTTATAGAGACATAGAATTAATTAAAGGTAATACAGAACCTGATCCATTGCAGAAAAAATTAAATGAACTTGAAGGTGTTAAAGGCACGGGTTCAGATTATTTACATAATATTTTAGAGGTACACGTAGATTTAAATTTAGATGACTACGAAGACTTTGATGACAAAGCTAAAAAAATAAAAATACCTTACATTGTTACTATTGATGAAGGCTCAGCAGAAATTTTATCTATCTATAGAAATTACAGACCTGATGATCCTAGCTATCAAAGAACAGAATACTTTGTACATTACAAATTTTTACCTGGTTTAGGTTTTTATGGATTCGGTTTAACTCATATGATTGGTGGTTTGAGCAGAGCTGCAACACAAACATTAAGACAATTAATAGATGCAGGTACTTTGAAAAATTTACCAGCAGGATTTAAGTCTAGAGGGATTAGAGTTAGAGATGATGACCAACCAATTCAACCTGGAGAGTTTAGAGATGTAGATGCACCAGGCGGAAATATTAGAGATCAGTTTTTTAATCTTCCATTTACAGAGCCAAGCACAACTTTATACAACCTTTTAGGTTTTGTTGTACAAGCTGGACAAAAATTTGCAGCTATTACAGACAATAATATTGGTAATGATGTTCAAAACAGAGCTGTTGGTACTACAATTGCAATGATGGAGAGAGGTTCTCGTGTAATGAGTGGTGTTCATAAGCGATGTTATTATGCAATGAGGTTAGAATTTAAAATGTTAGGTAAAATTTGTAGTGAATTTTTACCACCAGAGTATCCTTACGATGTTTATGGTGGCCCAAGAGAAATTAAAGCGGCAGATTTTGACCAAAGAGTCGATATTATACCTGTTGCTGACCCAAATATTATGTCTATGTCACAAAGAGTGACTTTAGCACAGACACAATTGCAAATTGCACAGTCAAATCCACAAATGCACAACTTACATGAAGCATATAGACGTGTTTATGAAGCACTTGGTACAAAACAAATTGAAACTTTACTTAAACCACCACCGAAACAACCTGAACCTATGGATCCTGCAAAAGAAAATGCACGTGCATTACAAATGAAGTTTGCAACTGCTTTTGAATTCCAAGATCACGATGCACATATTGCTGCACACATGGCGTTTATGCAATCTAGAATGGTTCAAATTAATCCACCGGTGTACGCTTTACTTCAAGCACACGTTTCTGACCACGTTTCATTCAAAGCAAGACAAGAAGTCATGCAACAGTTAGCTGAAGACCCACAAATGATGCAATTGCAACAAACTAATCCTGAAGATTTTCAAATTAGATTTGATAATGCTGTTGCAACAGCTGCTGCAGAGATAACTGAAGAGCTTGTAAGAGGAGAAATGGCCGCTCAGAAAAAAGAAGATCCACTTGTAAGAATTAAACAGCAAGAAATTGATTTAAGAGCTATGGATTTACAAAGAAAAGCTCAAGAAACAAAATTTAAAGCTGAACAAGACGCTATACAAGAACAAGCTAGATTAGATTTTGAATACGACCGACTTGCACAACAAGATCAACAATCAGATGAAAGACTTGATATTGCAAGAGATAAATTAGATCAAAAATGAGCAGGAAAGGCTTAAGTGGAGGAAAAAAATATGGCCCACCACCCAAAAGAGGCCCAAACCCCCAAGGCATCGACATCAAAAAAAGTAATAAGTACAAACTTGTACGAAAAATTAAGCGAAAAAAATAAAATAATTTTTTTAGCAGGTCTTTTTGATGGCGAAGGTAGTTTTGGACTTTGGTCAAAAGGCAGAGGAGCGTCAAAACCTAGATACTTTGCTTGTTCAGTAGAAACTACTGATAAAGATATGGTTAAAAGATTCCACGATATGTTTGGTGGAACATTCTACGAATGTAAACAAAGAAAAGCACATTGGAAAATAACATACAGGTGGAAACTCTGTGGTAAAGGGGCTTTTCTGTGCATGGATAAAATGATAGACTATATGTGTTTTAGAAGACAGGAGAAATATTATGTGGTTAAGTGCAATTAAACTTGCAGTAAATGCTGGAAGTAAAATTTATGCTAATAAGCAGAAAACTAAGATGGCTATGTCAGATGCACAACTTATGCATGCTGAACGTATGGCCCGAGGTGACGAAGCTTACCAGGGGAAATTGCTAGAGGCTAGACAATCAGACTGGAAAGACGAGGCAGTTCTCATAATTCTCAGTTTGCCCGTTTTGGTGCTCGCTTGGGCAGTGATATCGGATGACCCAACAGCGATGGACAAAGTAAAATTGTTTTTTGATATGTTCTCTCAGCTTCCTTCATGGTTTACTAATTTGTGGATCCTTGTCGTAGCATCCATATACGGAATTAAGGGAACACAAATCTTCCGTAACGGAGGAAAAAAATAGATGACAAAATTATGTGCAAGAGGCAAATCAGCGGCTAAAAGAAAATTTAAAGTATATCCATCGGCTTATGCAAACGCATACGCTTCAAAAATATGTGCAGGTAAAATAAAAGATCCTTCAGGAACTAAGAAAAAAGATTGGGGGCCTAAGAAAGTTATGATCGGTGGTTTAATTACTGCGGGAATTAAATATGGTTTTAAACAATATAGAAAAGCAGGTGGTAGAAAAATTATTGAAATTATGAATTCAGGTGTTAGAGGTGCTGGAAAAAGATCTGATGCAAAAACAGACTTAGCTCATGGAATTAGAATGCATGGTGGAAATAAACTTAGCAAACAAGAAATTTCAAATTTACACAAAGCTGCATACAAAAAATGAACAAAAAAGGATCCTGTTGGGAAGGCTATGTCCAAAAGGGCATGAAGAAAAAAGGCAACCGAATGGTGCCCAACTGTGTTCCTGCAATGAAGTCTGGTGGACTTACAAAATGGTTTAATGAAAAATGGGTAGATATTGGAGCAAAGAAAAAAGGTGGCAAGTTTCAAGAGTGTGGAAGAAAATCTGCCAGTGGTTCAAGTCGGAAGTATCCGAAGTGCGTACCACTTGCAA